ATTTCACGGAAACGGATCAGATTGCCCCCGCATGTCAGGCTCTCCATCTGCGGGAAACCGGCAGTATTGAACAACCCCGTTTGTACGTTCTTGATATATCGCCACTTCCATGCGCTCGGATTGAGATCGTAGAAATAGTTTATCCAGTCAGCATCCAGCTTCGTGCGCACCGTGCCATGTAATCGCGATGGGTCGACGAACATCGGAAATACCTCTGGCGCTTGTCCCATTTTCGGCCACTTCCATCCCGGTTCATTTAATCTCGGAACAACATCGTGTTTTACGATTAACATTTATGCCACCTTCGCCGCCGTGCGTCCGGCCATTCGCCCTGCCCGGCCTTGAAGATCACGCCGCGTTATCCATCCAGCATCAGTTTATCGAAGTTGGTGGTTTCTTGACGGAATACAAATCCACGATCTTTATCTCATTCATCTCAGCCGCCTTCGTTTTTCTTCTTATGTTTGTCCCTCTTCAAAACTGCCGGTTTGGTTGTTTGTTCCTGTTCAACCGGCAAATTTTGAACCGGCGGTGGACCGCTTAAAACATTCAAGTGAAGGCGTAGTATCTGGTTGGGATCCAGTCCGGCATCATTGATATCCCTTTTCAAACCCAATAGTAATGCTACCAATTGATCTGTCATTCGGATTTCCTTTCCATGCTTGTCAAACCATTATTTCAGCCGCCTGAAGTTTATCTATCAAGGCGTTGAATTTTGAAACCACATCATCCAGCGCTCCGGTGGCATCCGCCTGGGTAGCTGCCGCGTTCTTGGTGGCTAACGCACCCAGCCCGAGCGTGCTTCTTTGTGCTGCAACACCAGTATCGTCTATAAGATTTTTCCCCGCCGTCGTGATATTTGCCGCCACCCAATCCAGGTCAGTATCCCACGCCTGCACGTTTGTACCGATGACCAACCCCAACGCCGTGCGCGCTTGCGCCGCGGTCTTCTTCTCCCACGTCGGCGAGGACCCATCGCCATAATTTCCAACGATAAAATCGCCATTGGCGGCTACTGCACATAATGCCAACTGATCTAACTGCGCATCCCACGCCTGCACATTCGTGCCGATTGCCCAACCCGCGATGGAAGCTGGAGTAAGCGCCCCCGTGACCGTCATTGCGCCGGTCACCTTGAGCTTCTGCCCCGCTGTTGGTGCGCCGCCAATTCCAATGGCGTCCAATCCGGCATCCAGACGTAACAAGTTCGCATCCGTATCACCCTCGATGCGAAAATTAATATCCCTGCCGTTCTCATTGAAGACGGTCTCTTGTCCATCCATCGCTGATCCAGCATAGATATATACCCCGGTGCCCATTTGGAAAAACGAAGAGTTCGCACTAGACGCAATCCGTAAATCACCACCGGCGATATTTATGTGTTGGCCCCCTCGTCCGCCATCGCCGCTAACCAGGCATATAGTGCCAGCACCGTCGGCATAAATATATGCGTCGGATAAAAGACCCGTGAACTTTATTTTATTGGCATCCCCAGGCGTGTCCGAATAAAGAATGGACATACCATCATTATTCAGCCAACCCGCGCTCCAATATAAAGAACCATCAGTGCCAATATAAAGCCGGGTCGTTACCCCACCCCTGAATTTCAACTGCTTGTCGGAAACATCCCAGAGAACATTAGCATAGCCAGCAGTGTTGCATCCAAGCAACACATCCCCCGCACCCATGCTCTCGCCGTTGTAGGTCTGTGCGTTTGAGAAAACCACAAACGAGGTCGTGGCAGGCGCACCAACATTCGAGCCGATGAACACGTCCCCATCCGATTGTAGCCAGTACGTAATTGCCCCACCATAGGCGCCCCGGATGCCATCCACATCCATTACACCAGCACCCCCTCCATAATAGACTTTGCCATTTACCAGCGACAACCCCACCTGCATTTCCCCCAGCTCCATCCCCAACAAAAAGTATTCTGTCCCGCCAATCGTGACCCCCGGATAGCCAAAGAACCCGCCCGTGAAATCCGCATCCTCAGGGTCACCCTCGCCCGTGATGAACGCCCCCGCGTGGAACTCGCCCTGCTCCGTCGCCAGGTCGCTCGCCCGCAATGCCTGCTCCGTCCGGTAGGACTCTTTCGCCCGCCGCAGCCCCAGCCGGTATCTGCGCAGCAGGTTCATGACCTCGTCGCCCTCGTTTCGGTGGAACTCGCGCACGCCCGGCAGTCTCGTCTTCATCTCATTCGCCCTCGTCGTTGATTCCGGCCGAATCCAGTGTCACCGCCGCCATTTTCTCTGCCGATGAATAAGACATTTCCGTCAATTGGATATCCTCCACCAGCCTGCCCAGGTTCACGCCCTTGGCTGTATATAACTCATACGATAATTGCACGTCCACCAGATCCCCGATCCACGGGTACGGCGTCTTGTAGATGCTGCCCGTGATCATGATGCGCGGCCGGGACCGCTTCTGCAGCCGCCGCGCCGCCCGCGTCAACAGCGTGTTCGGGTCCGCAGACTCATCTATGAAAACATCCTCGATCAATCCGTAGTCCGAGATCGAATCCATGTCGTTCACGGCCACTTCCAGCGGGTGTGTCCAGCCCTTTTGCTTGCCGATCCCATATAGCCGGTTGACGATGTCCCCCGTCTCGAGCACTTGATCCGGCGTGAAATTCGATCCCTCGATCAGGCGTTTAGGCCATTTCCGTCCCCGCTTCGCCTGCCAGAATGCAACCAACCGCAGCCTGCCTCTCGGGTCAAGCTCCGGCTCCAGCCACCAGTACTGGCCGGTCTCCTCCGCCAAATCGTTGAACGCATCGAACAGCCGCTCGCGGTGATACGTTATCGTCACATGCTTGCCTGAGTGGATGATGTTGGTCTCGTCGATGATCACCAGCGGCAGGTGTGGACGCCAGCCTGATGACTGGATGCTGGTCAAAAGTTTTGCGAAGATCAGTCCGCCAGTTCCCGATATCCTGTCGTTTACGCCCGTGACCCGGAAGCTGGTCACGTACTCCGCACCCTTCGCCTCCACCAGCACCTTGCCGCCGCCCGGCCAAGTCTGCGGCGGCCAGATCACACCCGCCCAGTTCGGCAGGTCGTCCGAGAACACCCCGATAAAATTGCCGTAGTCCAAAAATCCGCCCCGTATATCCGCCGGATCCAGCTCGAAGACCGCCCGCTCCGCCGATACCGCATACTCGAGCTTCCAGTTGCGCACAACCGGCGCGCTCAACTCCGCCAGCGGTATACCGGTCTTGCTGAAAATGATCACCCGCTCGGATAGCTTCCATCGCAAGTATTCAGAGCCCTGCAAGCCTGTTATCGCATAACTTCGCGTCAGAACAACCGCCTGCCCCGCGAGCGCATAAGAACCCTGCCCCGCTGCCAGTACATAAGTACGCTTGAACGTAACTGGTTGACCTGTTAATGCGTATGTACCTAATCCAGCTACTAATGTATATCCCTTATGAAGAACAACCGCCTGCCCCGCGAGTGCATAAGAACCCTGCTCCGCCGCCAGTACATACGTCCGCTTGAACGTGACCGGCTGCCCGGTTAACGCATATGTACCATAATCACACGCGAGCGTGTAAGCATTGGCCGTGGGTTTGAAATAGGCTACTGCAATAACATTTCGCCCCAATGCACTTGAGCATGTCGCCTGTAATGTTTGACTTGTAATATCTAACGTAAGAACTAGAGCGGCTACCGCATTAGTAGTATCTGAGCCAGTGGTCGTGTTGTTATCTGCTAATTCATTTAAGGCTGTCGGAACGCCATTTATTTGCTCTGCTGAAAAAGTATAAGCATCACCACCAGCCAACCCCATAAAGCAAAGGTCTCCGATGGACGCAGACAAAGCGGTTTCTGTGGCGACTGTCGCTCCTATCGCAGCCGTTTTGCTGGTGCTTGCACGAATGGGATCGGTAAGATGTATCCCACGGAAAGCGGCACACATTCCCATCGCCACGTCTCCCAATTCGGTCTCCCATATGAATGTGAGATTGGGGGCAGACGCGCCGCGTTTGATGTAAAATAATTCGCCAGACGCAATACCATCTGTTGAATCCGTATTTCCTATAGATTGGTTTTCTAGCTTAATCCAACCATTAAGAGCCTGATAACCAACTGTTCCTTTATGGGCAATCCAAACTACCAGGTAGTCGTCTGCCTGACAACCTGCCGGTTCTGTCACAGTCAGATTTGTTCCAATCTGCGTGACTGGTCCGGTTATCGACCCAACTTGCGTAATGGCCATTTGGACTGCCTTAAACTATCTGCAATACGCCGGTGTCCGGATCGAAATTAATTGTGAACGTCTCACCACTCGCCAGTGTCACCTCAGACCCGTAGTTATACCAGCAGATCAGGTCGTCATTGGTCGCCCCGTCATCATAGATCACCACGTACTGAAATGGCCCAACCGCACCGCTGGCTGTCAGAACCAGGTCAACCAGCACCAGCTTGTACGTTCCGCCGGTCTGGCCGGATGAAGTCACGGTAATCACCCTGGATGACAGGTTGGTGTAGGATATTTGCGTAAGATTCGCCAATATCGAATTTGTCGCCACGGGCGCGTGCGCCGCATCGCACAATGCGACGGTCAATCCTGCACTGGAGAGATCAATCTTTTTCTCTGCCTCTGCTTCTACAAAAGAATTAAATTTGTTGTAATCAACCATTTTTTATCTCCTTAATCAGTTATTCCTGCCCTGCCACTTGACCACGATGAGCAGGCCGGCCAGTCCGCTTTCCGTGACCTCGATGTTGTTCACGCCCTGGCCCATCGCCAGCCACTGCGCCCGGTTTTTATCCGGCTTGTTTAGCGTCAATGCCTTGAACGCGTTCCCCCCGCCTGGTGTCATGCGGATGGTCCGCTCCAGCGTGTCCACCGTCAGCTTTTCATTCAGTTTCACCGGGCAGTCCAGGTTGATGCTGTAACCCGTCGTCGTGTTCTCCAGCTTAAGCGACATCTTATAGATGTTCGCTACCTGCGACCCCAGCGTGCCCTGCGGCACGCCCGCCGCCAGGAGCGGCAGCGTCACGCTCGACACCTCGATGTATGATGTCGCCCGCTTCGTTTTCAGGTACAGCATCACGTGATAGACCGTGCCCGTGATCGTCGTATCGCGTGACCACGCCTGCCACGTGTTCGCCACGCTCGTATCCGGGATCGTGTACCAGGTCGCCCAGCGCAGCGGCTCCGGAGTTGGCGTGGTGGACGGGTTGGTCTTGACCGCCGCCTCGTCGGTTGCCGCCGCAATGTTGTACTTCTCGCCGCTTGCCCAGTTCATGTTTGCCCCCGTCGTGTTGATGCCCGCCGGGTGGCTGAATATCCAGAAGTTATCGTCCGCCAACACGCCATCCTTCAACCCGCCGATCAGCCCCATCTCGCCAGCGGGTTCGGCATCCCAATTTTTGTGATCTGCTGTGTATGAAAATACCATCATCGCATCCGCCGGTCCCCAGATCGGATTGACATGTGGATGCCACTGGCAGGTGCGTGTCTTCAACGCCGACCAGAACTCCGTCCAGGTCCACAGAACGTTCGTGCAGTTCGCCAGGTCCAGTATCGGCTTGTCGTCATCGTAATAGTCGCTCATCTCGTCGCTGACGGATGGGTCCGTCATTGCCTGGTTGCCGTAGTTGAGCTGGATTTCGTGCTCGAGCCAGCGCACCGTCGTTCCGATGGTATGCGCCGCCTTGGTTGTGTCCCAGCAGCCGCGTGTCAGGTTTGTCTCGCCATGGCCGTCTTTGAAGCCATTATCGTATGTGTCTGTATAATGGATAACTTCCGTCCCGATCAGCAGCCAGCCCTCGTCCGGGCAAAGTTGCGCCTTCTCGCCCTGCACCGCAATCGCGGCGTAATCTGAAGAATCATTCATCGCCGTCGCCAACAAAAACTCACGCTTCCTCTTGAAATCGATCACGATCCAGACCAGCGTCGCCGCCGTGTTCATGCCCGTCAGCCAGCGCTTGCATTCTTTGCCGTCCACAAAAACGCGGATATCGTTACCATCCGCCTGGATGCGGCTGACTGCGATCACCGCGTTGTTGGCGTGCGCCGCCGCCGTTGTTCCATTGATGCCGCGCACGCAGCCGGTCAACTGCGTCCCGCTGTTTGCCGTCCAGGATAATTGCTCTGTTCCACAGTAGCCCATTCCGCTGGCTGGCAACCCGCCGCCCACCGCCGTGTCGATATTGATCGTTTCGTCTCCCGCCGTGATCCCGTCGGCGTCATCGATCTGATTCGAGACGCTCGTGTCATTGATCAACGCCGCCGTGTTCAGCCCGCCGCAGCTCACGTCCAGCGCATAGTTGTGCATCGCCCAGATTTGCGGATTATAAAATCGTACATGCCGCCGGTACGCCGTGATCACCCCGGATTTGCCCGTCACCGGCGTGATCTCGAAGATCGGCAGCGCCTCCAGGTTCCCGATGTCGATCGTATAGTTGCGTGATTGCCCGCTGGCCGTCGGTTGCCAGGTCGTTTCCGTCTCGGTATCGACTGTCAACCAGACCGGCTCTTCCAGCGCCAGCGTGATCACGAACACGCCCGGGAACTTCTCGATCACCCGCGCCGCCTCCGCTTCCATATACCACTGCCGGTTGCTCGCCAGCGTGTCCCTGGCGATCAAAATCCTGTTTACCCCGTCCACGTTGAAGCGCGCCTTGATCGTCTCGTGCTGCGTGCTCACCGTCCCCAGGCAGCGCACGTAGATCGTCAGCTCCTTGCCCGAGATCTCCATGCCCGTCAGCTTCGACGAGAGCCCAACCTGCTTGATCCATTTAGGCTCGCCCGCTGGCAGCGTGATCTGGCCGTACGGGATCCAGGCCTCGTAATAAGTCCCGTCGTTGATCTCGTTCCCGTCCCATTTATACAGGTCTAAAAGCATCTTAACTCACCTCTGTCATTGCGAGTCCCGGGTTCTTTCCGGGACGAAGCAATCTCCACCCCGCCCATTGTCATTGCGAGCCCGGGTTCTTTCCGGGGCGAAGCAATCTTCCTCACCATCATCACAAAACCCGCCACGGTTCTTCCTTCTCCGCCACCGTCAGGTTCACCGGCCCGTAATAATTATTCTGGATTTGTTTAACTACCTCCCCGATGCTGCGCAACTTATCATTTGGTATGATTTTTCCATCTGCGGGTGCTACAAATGCCTCTGGTCCAGCTTCCCCGACAATAATTTCCTCGCCTGCATATACATCACCGCCAAACTGCTTGTGCCGTTTGGGTCGCTTTTTCAAGAGTACATCCGGGATCTCGCCAATGGTAATGATCTCAATGACCTTGGTGATATCCGGCATGTTCATAATCGCGCCCAACCCACCTCGTATCAAATCGATCTGATCCACCGGATACAGGTACGCATCACCCTGTTTCTGGGCGGCGGCCTGCGTCGCCAGCGTCAGGTTGTACTGCTCCTGCGTGATCATCTTGTTCTTCAGCGCGTAGTCCGCCAGCATCCTGTCCGTGATGCCCGGCGTCTTCGATATGATGTCGTAGATTAATTCCACCTGCGATTTCCCCCCAACCTTTCCCAGCTCCCTGGCGATCTCCACGAAATTTGCATAATCATGAGTCGCCTTGACCGCCGCCTGGCTTATCTCTACGGTCTCTTTCGCCGTTTTCGCAGCCGCCTCCGCCATCGCCGTATATGATCTGGTCGCCGAATCGATCCCTGTGAAAGAATCATTTAATCGATCAACCGCCACCCGATAGGCGTTCGTTTGATTAATTGGTTCTTTTATCAATTCAGTCATTATAGTAAATGCTCCTATCAGGCCTGGAGCAACCGCCGCTCCCACGGCAAGTTTTACATCCCGCCATGAATCGCTCAATTGGTCTGCCGCAACCCGGTAATCCTCCGCTATTGCGATCGCCTGATCCGTCATCACGATGGATCCCTGGATCGCATCCGCCGCCTCCCGTATCCCGCTGCCTCCCAGGCTCATCAGCTTCCCCATCGCGAACCCGGATCTGCCGTAATTTTCCAGCAGATAAGCACCCCGTTCAACGCCTGGCGCCAGGGTCAAAAATTCATCCGCCAGCTTTCCCAGCCCCTCTATGCTCGGATCGAAGCCGTGCTTCACCGCATTTTGCAATCCCAGCCGCAGCGTATCGAAGCCAACTCCCATGTCATCCGCCAGCTCGATCATCCGGCTGGTCTCCTCGGCGCTCTGCCCGGTGAAGATCATCGCCTGCTGTATCTGCAATCCGTAATCCCTGAACTGGTTTGCCGAATCCAGCGCGAACTTGCCGGCCTTGTATATCGCCGCCCCAAAGCTCGCCACCCCGATCGCCGCCCCGATTGCGGATAGATTGAATCCACCGATCGCCGCCGTGGACTTCTTGATATCCTCCCCCATCCCCTTCGCCTCGCCTTTCGCTTTATTTAGCGACTGCGAGAACTGCGCCGTATCACCGATCAGCTTGACAATTAGCGTCCCGATCGTCGTCATCTTTTCTCTCCATTGTCACTCTGAGCGGAGCGAAGAGTCTCCTCCCGCTCCTCCCCTCCCCGCCCCATCTCCGCCAACAACGAAAAATACATGTCCACCTCCTGAGCTACTCTTTCACGATCCGGCGGCGGCTCCGGCACCGCCTCGAAATCCGGCATGAAATCCTCCGCCTTGAACGCCTCCGTCTTGTCCGGATCCCGGTTCACATTCGCGATCAACGCCGCCAGGATGCCCATTCTTAAATCTGCCCGCCGCTCACCGAACGGCTCCAGGCCTGCATATGCCATCCATTCACCCAGCGCCCGCCCCGTGATGCGCATCAGCATCCCATCCACGTCCGGGACCCCGAGCCTCAGCGCTAGCCGGAAAGCAAATCGTCGGCCGGGGTCCCGCCTGAGTTTTTTGCCTGCTCCTCGATCGCCGCCTCCGAGATCCCGCTCAACCGCAGTGCGATCTCGAACAACCGCTTCACCACCACCGCCGATTTCTTCCCCAGCGCCTCGATGTCCTTTTCGCTGAAGATCCGCTCGAACTGGTCATTGACCAGCGTCCGGCTCAAAAGCTCCGGCATGATCGTCTCCGTCTGCTCGTTCTCGTTCAACTTCTCCATGCGCAGGCTGTAGCGCGTCGCCTCCAGCGCATTCATCCCCGCCACCCGCACCATGTCCTCACCCCATTCAGGCACGACCACGTCCTCGAACGGCAGGTCCTGTACCTCCAGGATCTCCTCGCGCGTGAAATATTTTGCCATAAAGATCTCCTTTTTTTATGTCATTGCGAGCGAAGCGTGGCAATCTCCTCCCGCATCTGCGGCGGACTTTTTACGTTACACCCACCGGACCGCTGATCTCCAGCGTGAACTTCGCCGACTTCTTCCCGCTCACCGGCGTCCCGCCCTCGAAAGACGAGACCCACGCCAGAAATGCAAAGGTCTTCTCCGTGCTCGGCAGCACCACCTTGCAGTTCCGCTTGGTCTTGTTCAGCAGCCAGCTCAGCAGGCCGGTCGTCTCGTTGTGCGTCGCCCCGGACGGGATCCAGTTCACCGTCAGCGAGATCTGACCCCCGCTCAGCATCACCGGGATCGATTCCTCCCAGGTTGAATCCTGGCTCGTCGCATCTTCCTTTTTCGACGAGATCTTCGGCGGTGTCAAATCCGTCACCTCCGCCACCGTCGTGAAAGTCTCTGGCGTCGCCCCATCACCGATCTTGAACAATGTACCTAACGCAGCAGTTGCACCCGTTGTCATCTCATACCTCCATTCTTGTCATTGCGAGGCGGTGTTCCCTGGCACTGCCCGCCAGGGCATGTGTGCCGAAGCAATCTCCACCGTCATCTCGCCTAATTGTTAAGGCAGCGCTATCACCGCGAACTTCACCGCCGCATTGTTCGCCGACAGCCAGATATGGCCGTCCGCCTGCAGCCAGCCATCCTTCGGCACCGGCCCGATCACCGCGATCTCGCCCGCCCCGATCGAATAGTTGGCGATGTTGCCCGTCCGTTTCTTCTCATCCTCGATCGACGTCAGGATCACCGTGTACGCATTCACTCCGTGCGTGTTCCAGGCCAGGATCAAATCCTTGCCGCTCGCCACAAACCGGTTATCGTCGACGATATTCGCCGCCGTGAACACGATATCCAGCGAGTTCGCCGCTGGTTGTAAACTCGGGTAACCTCCCGGCGCCGTCGTCTTGGTCAGAACCTCTCTATCAGCCATCCTTCACCTCCGTTTTTTTTGTTGCGTTGGGGCAATTCATGAATTGCCCCTCATCCTACGGCAGCGTGATCACCGCGAATTTCACCGCCGCATTGTTCGCCGACAGCCAGATGTAGCCATCCGCCTGCAGCCAACCGTCCGTCGGCACCGGCCCGATCACCGCGATCTCGCTCGCCCCGATCGAATAGTTGGCGATGTTGCCCGTCCGTTTCTTCTCATCCTCGATCGACGTCAGGATCACCGTGTATGCTTCGGCGCCTGTGTTCCACGCCAGTACCAGGTCCTTCCCGCTCGCCACGAACCGGTTGCCGTTGGCCACATTCGCCGCCTCGAACGTCACATCCAGCGAGTTCACCGCCGGCTGCAAACTCGGATAGCCTCCCGGCGCCGTCGTCTTGGTTACAACTACTCTGTCTGCCATTTTTTACCTCCGTCTGTTGGTTCCGTCGCCGCCTCCAATACCTCCGCGGCTGCCGCCTGTGAATAATGCCTTTCCAGGATATGCTCCAGCATCAGGTTCTCATCCTCCAGCACGTCGAACGAGCACAGATTGCAGGCGTACTGCGTGATCCTGTTCCACTTCCCGGACCTGTAAATGGTGGCGTTCTTGGCTACCAAAATGGTGCCGCTTTCCTCGATCTTTGTCTCAACTGGAATATCCTTCCTCTTCGCCATCTGGTCTCCTTTCACTCCTCATGCCACAACGTCACATCCATGATCACCCGGAACAGCCCCGTCTCCTCGTCCAGGTCGTCCATCTCGTTCTCGATGAAACTCGCCCCCACCGTGCTCATTCCCATCGGACCCTTGTAGCCGCCCAGTGCCAGCCTGACCTGCTCCGCCGTGTTTTTGGCGCTCACCAGCGTCGTGCCCCAGCATGTGAGTTGCATCCGGGCAGACGTCAGGCCCGCATATCCGCTCTGCGAATATTCCGGCACGCTCCCGATCCGTTGATAGACTAGCGCAGGCAGCGTTGGATCCTGCGGCAGGATTAACGGATACACCCGCTCGCCGATCAGCACCGTCAGCGGCGTATATGCCAGCAGGTAATCGACCAGCCCTTCCTCAAGCACCTCTCACCTCGTTGATCTTCCGCTTCAACGTCACCGCCACCGCCTCCGTGATTTTCTCCTTGTTCTTGTCCATCGCCGGGCGCATGAACGGCCTCGCCGCCATCTTTCCCGTCCCGAATTCCAGTCTCCCTGCGTATTCCTTGTCCGCACTCACCTCCACCGTCGCGCTGGTCTCCGTCGTGTTTGTCAGCTTCCCCTTGATGCTGCCCAGCAAAAATCCGTAATCGATCGCTGGTGGCTCGCCCGGCGCCGAAGCCGTGTGCGATTTTCCGCCCCGCTTGTAAGTCCGCCCGCCCTTCGATCCCTGGAATGAAATCTTGATCGCACCCTGCAGCACCTCGCCTCCCGCCATCATGGCCTGGCCCAGCGCCGCCCCGCCCGTCGTCGCCTGCAGCTTCTGCAGGTTGCTCAAAAATTCATCCATTCCACCGATCTCATCTGCCATAATAATTCCTCATCTCACGCGCTCGGCTGCACCTTCCGGATCGGCACCACCAGCCCGCTCGGACCCTCGTGCGCCGGCCCCACCAGCTCGTATACCGTGTTCACGTCCGTCGGCTGCCCCAGCCTGCTTGCCACCCGGATCCTGTCCCTCGGATTGAAGATCGTCCCGATCGGCAGCCTCACGTGCGCCTCCCATCTCACCAGTAGTCTGCCGTTCCCGCGCATCTCCGATCCCTCGCGCGTATCCAGCCCACACTTCAGGATCGGACCGTCCGCCCAGCTTTGCACCGGCTGGTTCAGCGCATCCAACGTCTCCGTGCAGCGCATCAGCACCACCTCATCCATCATGCTGCTCTCCACCGCTGCCCGCATCCTGCCCAGCTCGTTCGCCGTCAATGCCCTCATCTGTCATTGCGAGCCCCGCGCCTTACGCGGGGCGTGGCAATCTCCTCCAGGCTCGCATATTCATGCCATCCAGCGCCTCTCTGCTGCCGAAACCACCAAATTTTCCACCAAAATCACACATAAAATAAATCCTGGGGCATCCTGTTGTCATTGCGAGGGAGCGTTCTCCCTGGCACTGCCCGCCAGGGCACGTGTCGCGACCGTGGCAATCTCATCTCCCAGCTGCTTTCCGAATATTCTCATTTACCTTCTTGTTCTCCTCCGTCGCCGCCTCGAACGCCATGAAATTGAACTTGCGCTCTCTCAGCCACTTGCGCGCCTCGCTCGCCGTCCAATCCTCCACCGGGAACCGCAGCGCCTGCAGCTGCCAGACCTCTTTCGCCGCCCCCCGCGGGTGTCCCCAGATCACATCGATGCCCGACGGGATATTCATCCGCTCCGCACCCGAAGTCCTCCGGAAATTGTCGAACTTTCCCGGGTCCTGCATCCTCGCCGCATGCTCATTGGGATAAGGCATTCAATACTCCTTTCCCCCCTCTCCAAATCCGCAGGATTTGGGGAGGGGCCGGGGGTGGGGTCTCACGCATTGATCTCATACGTCCTCTCCCTCGAAATATCCGGCACCAGTGTGATCGTCGTTGGGCTCCTCCGTGATTGGTAAAACCGCATCATCTTCATCGCCTGCTCGAAAGCCTGCGATCGTGACAGGTTCGCCCCGTCCGCCGAATAATCGTAATCCTGCGCCAGTATTGCCGCCTTATCCATCCAGATCGCCGCCGCCGCCGCGTTCAGATCATACGTCGCCATCCAGTCCGGGTTCACCATCATCTCCCCCGGCGTCAGCATCGATGGGATCCTCGGCGTTTCTCCGTTCTCGTCCACCAACGGAAAATTCTCGATGAAAGCGATTATGTTCGCATCGCTGTACGTCACCGCCGTCGGTTCCGCCGTCATCCGCCGCACCTGCGCGATCTCCGCTGCCGTAACATTGGTCGTGGTTGTGACCACCGTGCCCGTAAATGTAGATCCCATTTTTCAACTCCTCATGCCACCACCATGGTTTCCGGATTTGTGAATGAGTAGCCCGCCAGCTGTTTCCAGGCGTAGTATATGCCCGCATCCAGCATGAACATGACTTTTCCATTGTCATCCGTGCTGCCGTGAGCGATCACATTCGTCCCGCCGATATCCGTGCTGACCCACACATCCACGCCATCCAGCGGATCCGCACCAACGTTCACATTCACCTCCCAGTTGATCGCTCCCGCCCCCAGCGTCTGCACATCCGAAATGTACCCGTCGAGATATGCCGCCTTCGCATTCGTCCACACGCTGTTCAGCGTGGCATCATCCTCCCACACCTCAGTGATGATGTCCGGTATCGTATCATCCGCTGGCAATCCCAAAACATAGATCTTGATTACATCCAGCGCCTTTACCGGGATAACAACCGTTTGAAGCGTAGCGGATGTCACAGCTGGTACTGCAACAATAGTCGAGGGAATTACCCGATATTCGTTGCCAGCACCCAAACGCTGGATTGTGCAGTAAACAAAATAATCTCCACTCCCGGCTATCTGGTCCAGGAACAACCGAAAGAACAAACCTCGGTCGGCGTCGGCTATATAAGTGCAGACCAACAGAGCGGTGGATATGTCCTGGTTGGATAATGTCGAAACCGAGATCTGTCTCATATCACTTTCCTCCAGGGTGCAGACCACACCTCCATCAAAATTCCAGCCACTTCTGACTTTGGGTAAAATACATCCTGTTCGGTGATTGCGATCGCCATCTCTTCAATTTCCGCAGCACCAATAAACAGTTTGCTTGATACGTCTATCGCACTGATAGTCTCCGTGATGCCTGCCGTCAGGACTGCCCCCATCGGCGCATCGCTCGCATCTACCGCGTAGCCATCTTCATTAATCCCTGCAAATATAATGGCAAAATTGCTCGGAGTATCTCCTGCACTGCCAGCCTCCGTGATTGTCGCCGCATATATAAGCAAACCTGTCTGTGTTTCGATAGCGACTGCAGTTTCTGTTATGACATCATCCGTAACTCGTAACCCATTCTGGGCGTCTATAGCAGAACCATCCTCGGCGATTCCTGATGCACGTTCTTGCGTCGCACTCGAACTGTCTGTGGCGGATCCGGCCTCGCTAAGATCAGAAATGATTGCTAGAATAGCACTTATAGTATCCAAAGCAGAAATTGCCTCGGTTATATCGGCAGACAAGGCGGGCCTAGCAGCATTGCTCTCATCCGTGGCCGATACGGTCTCTGCTATAGCACTGGTTGTGATCCGCATCCCGTCAGACGTTTCGGCAGCTGTGCCGACTTCGCTAACTGCCGCTGGCTTGATTTGCGTGGCATCTGATGCTTCAGTGGCTGTACCTGCCTCCGTATTGCTATCTGCAAAACCAAAAACTACATCTCTTGATAATTGAACCCAGGGTACTAGATCCGTTGTCAAGCCTGCAGTAAGTGCAAAGTCAAGTGGAGGTGATGCAACCGGATCGCCCTTCCGCATCTGGATAGCCTCCAATGCAGGAGTAACACCGTGTAAACCTATCTCAACGATGATGCGATCTCCGACCTGAGATGAGAAAGCTGTCGCTCCGTCTGTTCTTGCGCTGTGTATCCTCGTAGCCGCCGAAGCCACCAATGCAAACTCGGTGCTGGTGGCATGATAAAGCCCGATTACTCCCCGGATGGTTCCACCGTCGCCGCTCACCACCCGGATTACATAAGCCAGGTGGGTGTCACCGCTCGTTGTCGTTTCGGCGCATTTGCCGATGACCATTGAAACAGTGTCGGTCGCCAACCAGTTATATGCTGCCGCTAGGGGCCTGGATTGGAACTGCCACCAGCACCATTGCTGGGTTGTCGCGGCAGGCCACGTCCACGTAACGGTAGCCAGCGCCGTATCCGACCTGACATGAGATGTTGGCAGACGAACCAGATTGTTAGTTAATTCCCAGTTGGAATTAACCGCCAGCGATCCGAGCGGAGCTGCACCTGATGCAGGCAAATATAACCGTGTCGCCATGAAACCCTCAGGTTATAGAGATGCCGTATAGCTTACATTCAAAGTGTCTGTGGCAACCACCGTCTTGTCGCCGCCGGTGAACAGGCCCGCAGAGTAAAGCGTTCCAGACGTATTATCAATCGTGGATACCGCACCGGTCCCATAAACCAGGAAACAGCCCTTCACCGTCCCGCCACCCGTAAACACGAATGGTAGCGCCGCGGATAACGCTTTTGCACCTGCCGCCGCAGCACTCCACGAACATGTTTTCCGTGGTGCAGTATAGGTCGGCGCATTGGTCGTACCTGCCTCTTTCCACGTTGCATGCGAGGTCATCGTATCGCCGACAACTGGCACACTGACATAATCAACTGAGCTGATTAATCCCATGAATGGCCCGACAACCGTATAAGGAGCGCCAGCCAGGTAAGCATCCAGCGCCACGTTCTTACCCAAAGTCGTGACCAAATTCTTGATGGTGTCTTTCCATTTCAAGTTGCCATCTTTATCGCGGCATTCGACCTCAAAAACACCGCCAGACATCAGATCTTCCAGCATATTGCCATTCCGCAGAAGATTGCCATTCAGCACATCCACCGCTCTTGCTTGTTCGTTTGGTATCATTTCATGCCTCCATCTATTCCGTAGGGGCACGGCATTCTTCGCCATGCCCCTGATATTTTGTATCCGCCAGATCCTGTTAATCCATCAACCGGACATATCGTACAAACAGTTTGCCGATGAAACCGGTTGAATAGGCCGTATCGGTGTAGAACGTGATGTAATCGTCCGCATGCCAGGTCGCTGGCACCGTGATCTGCGTGTTCAACGCCGTCGGGTGGATCAGCGCATACACGTTGCCAGCCGTGCCGTCCACCGGGACGTTGTCACCCATGTCGTTCTGTCCCACACCGGCTGATGCCGCCCCCACGCCGATGTGCAGGTCGCATGTTGCCAGGCCTGCATGCTCGATATAGAGCTCCGCCTCCAGGATCACACATGGCACGCCCTCCGGATTCAGGATGTTCCCCAGATTGTGCGAGGACGCGCTGCCCAAGATATCGATCACCAGCGCACCGTGTCCATATTTGGTATTGAGTGTTGCTGTCATTTTATTTTTCCTTTCTCTACCTTCTTCCCCTCTCCATCGGTGTTTTTTCCGATGGGGAGGGGCTAGGGGCTGGCCGAGGCGGCTTCCGGCCGCCATCGGCTGTATCGGCGCCGCGTGGCGCCGATGTGGGGTTTACTCCACCTCTTCCCCTCTCCATCGGTGTCTTTCCGATGGGGAGGGGTCAGGGGTGGGGTCTAAGTCGTCAGGTTATTCAACGCAATCGGCGCAACCGCTCCGCCAACCGCCGCCCCATGCGTGAAGACATACGTCGCCACGTCCGTGAACTGTGTGCAGCCAATGGCCGTGTTGAGACCACTCAGCAGGATCTGGTGATACATCGTTGCGCCGTCCTCCAGCGCGTGATCAAGGCACGTCCCGCCCTCACCGGCACCCGCGTTCATCGCCAGGTTCCACCAGATGCAGTCCTCGAATTCCAGTTGCCAGATCTCCGTGGCAGCCGCGATGCGCGCCAGTACCTTCCCGGGATCCACCGACTGCGATAGGATCTTGCATTTGCGGAAATAGTTCCGCTTGCAGTTTGCCCCGGAGAGTATCAGCTCCGCATTGTGCGCCGTACGTTCGATCGTCGAGACCCCGATCGCACAGTCATCGAAGAAATTCTCCGGGCCCGTCACCGTGCACGAATATGCCGCTGCACGCCCAGCTGGTACTGAGCTGAGCATCCCCGAGATGAAGCACTTCTTGAAATAGTTGCGCATCCCCGCCACCAGCAGAGCGCCTGAATCGGCGTTCGCCACGTTTTCGTTCTGGATGTTCAGGTTCTTGAAGATGCAGCCGCTTCCGGACAACGTGATCGTCACGCCAATCGCCGCATCCGTCGCGCTCGTGATGCGTGCGCGTTGTCCGATGCCCGGTAGATCGCCCGTCAACCCGATCAGGTGGGTGTAGCTTTTATCCCACACCAGGGCTGCAGCTAGGTTGTTTTGCGTCGGTCCGCCAATGATCAGCACCGCATCGTTGTGGTTATCGACGCATTTATCCTCCGCCGCCGCCAGCGTCAGCAGCGGATTCTCCCAGGTCGTGCCGGGATTGTTGTCGCTGCCGTGTTGCGCATCCACCAGATACGCCTTTGAATTTGGCCCGCGTGGGATCCCCATCGCAGCCACGTACTCGTTTAGGTTTTTCGGAAATAAACCCATCTCATACCTCCATTTCCTATATCTCCATCTTCTTCCCCTCTCCATTCTCCTCTCCATTCCCCTCTCCATTCTCCGCTCTATTCCCCTCTCCATCGGTGTTTTCCCGATGGGGAGGGGTTAGGGGTGGGGTTAAGGGAGGGGTTAGGGGTGGGGTTAAGAGAGGGGTTAGGGGTGGGGTCACGCCGTCAACGTCGCAAACGGATAACCCGTCCCCGTATCCATCCGGGTCACCGGGTGTGGCAGCGCAAAGCCCAGGCGCATTACCGCCCGCAGCGCCACCATGTCCTGCTGCGCCAGGTTATAGATGATCTTCCCGCTCGCATCCGTGATCACCGCCTCCGTCAGGATCTTGTACGTGATATCCTGCCGCATGGCGTACACCAGGCTCGCCCACATCCCTGCGATCAGCCAGTACGTCGCCGAGATCGCCCCGCTCTTCGGGAACAGGATCGGATTGCCGTCCAGCTCGTAGCTCGTCGGCGCTTGCATCGTCGATTTGAATATCGGTTGCCCATTCGTGTCGCGCACGTTGCGCAGCTTGCCCTTCATCGACATGTGCGCCAGAGCGCCCGTGACCATGTAGCCGTCAGCCTCCACTAGCATGAACAACCCGTCGGCGCCCGCCCCCGTCTCCGCCAGGATCGCCTCGTATAGGTCCGTGTAGGCTGCCGCCGAGATCTGGTGGCTGGCCGCCAGCGCACCCGCTATCAAGCCTGCCGCCCCCAGGTTGATTATCCAGCTTGCCGGGATGTTCGTCCCGTACAGCACCGCCGCATCGATCGCGATCCCGAAAGCCTCCGCCACGCTGGGTTTCACCTCGCCCCAGATATCGTAGTCAGCATCATCCAGCACCGCCTCCGGGATTGGCACGATGACTGCCAGCTCCTCGGCATCGATATACTTGTTTGCCCAGTTCACTTCACTGGTCTGCTTCAACTCGGTATCACCGCTCACGAAATACGCTGTCGCCAGCGCCGACATCACCGGCATCCGTTTCTGCGCCCGGCTCATATCCGCCAACCTCCGGCTCAACCTCATCACCGCGCTTTCCTCCGTGATCTGGGTCAAAAGCTCCTTGCTGACCTCCTCGGGGATCAGCGCTGCCGCATCACTGCGGCTGATTAAACTGTTGTATGGCATTTCATACCTCCGTCTTTTCTCTCATGTCACTCTGAGCGAGCGTCCTTTGCGAACGAAGAGTCTTCTCCCGCAGGTGCAGCCCGTAGTTGGCTGCCAGACGCCGCGCCCTTGTATGGGCGTGCTGCGATCTCAGCCCACGCCCTACGTTCCCCTCCCGGCAGACTGCCTTATGAAAGTATTCATATCGCCCTTGCCTGCCAGGTTCCCTTCCGTCCCGCTGCCCGCGTTTCCCGCAGCATTGACCGTTCCGGCAAACAACTCCGGGTAATCTTTCTTCATCGCCTCGAAATTCACCCGGCCCCGCTTGTCGAAAAGCTCCTCCTGCTTCGCCACGATGTACGCCAGCTTCAGGTTCGTCACGCCCGCCGCATGAGCATCCTCGTAGAAATCGGCTTTTTGATCTGATTCCGCAATCTTGTCGGCCATCTCGACCAGCTGCCTTTGGGACTCACTCCCTTTTTCGGCCTTCTCGGCCATCGTTCGCAGCTTCTTCTCGGTGTCCTCGCGGATCTCCCGCTCGGACCCCAGCGCCGTCCTCAAGCCCGCCGTATGCCCATCCAGCAAATCCTTTACCTCTTTCGGTTGCCCGGCAATCCAGCTCTCGAATGTCAGCGTCTCGCCTTCATTCCTTCCCTGGTCAGCCTGTTGGGGCAATTCACGAATTGCCCCTCCAACTTTGCCCTCATTCCCACCCGCACCGGTTGAAGATGCAGCACTCGTGCTGCCTCCCCCGGCATCAGGGTAGAAATTCAAACCTTTCAATCCGTAGATCATCTCGATCTCCTTCCGGCATCTCGCCTGTTTTGTTGTCGTAACGCAAACTGTCTAGTTTGCGATATCGCCTCACCTCGCCACATACGCCCCTCCCCACACCGGGTCCGTCTTCCTCACCACCATCTCCTCCAATGATGCCCCGTCCTTCCACGCCTCGAACCTGCCCGTCCCCAAAATGCTCTCCTGCACATTCTCGCTCTGCCCCTCGAACCACTCCTTCCCCGCCGTCCACTCCGGCTTCTCCACCCCCTCCACGCACGGCACCGCCGTGCATCGACCCTGGTTGTGCTCGTCGAATAATTCCAGACCCTCCACCTCCTGCCCATCCATGAACAGGCATCCCGCGCACACCCTCTCGTCGTGCGCCGATAACCGCTTGTACCTGCTCACCACCCCGCTCTCTCGATACTCCATCAGGCTCGCCGACCGGTACGCCCGCAGCCCCTCCGTCCGCGCCGTGTTCATCGCCTGCTGCAATCCCATCCCGAAGCTGTCCCGCAACTCTCTCCCCAGCTTCTCCGCCCCCCAACCCTGCGCCACCCCATCCACCAGCGTCCCCCTGATCCCCTCCACGCTCGTCGGGTAAATATCCTTCAAATAATTCATCAATGGCTTCCCATCCCCCGCCAGCCCGATCATCGCCTCCACCGCCCCCGCGTTCAGCACGTTGAAATGTGCCCCAATAACCCCCGCCTCCGTGTATACCGCCCGGATCGCCTCCGCCGCGTGCACCAGCCCCTGCTCCGCCAGCCTCGCCTGGTAAGCCGTCATCGACTCATCCGCCCAGCGCGTGTACTTTCTCATCTCCATCTCCACCTGCGCCATCAGGCTGCGATATCGCTCCATCTGGAAAAGCTGCGCCTGGCTCAATACCTGACCTCCCCTCGCCAGCGCCGCCGCCTCATATACCAGTGCCGCCATCTGCGCCTCCAGCCTCATCTCTACCCGCACCCACGCCTCCGCCATCTCGCGCATCGTCGCTTCCTCTTGCGCCAGGATCAGCGCCTTGTGCTCCCGCATCACCTGCACCACCCGCGGCTCCCCGTTCATTCATCCCCTCCATTTCCCCTCTCCATTTCCCCTCTCCATCGGTGTTTTTCCGATGGGGAGGGGTTAGGGGTGGGGTTCAGGGTGGGGTTCAGGTTGGGGTTCTCCTGGTCGAACTTCTTCCTCGCCTCCGCCAGGTACGCGCTCGCCAGGTTCGCCTGCGCCGTCTTCGCCTCCGCGATATCCCTCTCCACCTGCTTGATCTCCTCCTCCGATTTCCCCTCCTCCCGCAAAATCGTCCGTATCGGCAGACCCGCTATCACGTTCATCTGCCGCGTCTCCGCCTGCGTCCTCGGCTGGATCGTCTCCGGCTTGTCGAAGATCGCGTTCACCTTGCTCGCCTCGATCGTCACCCCCGCCGCCCGCAGCATGAACAACGCCGTCTGCTTCCACGCTGGCGTGAACCGGTCGATCCGGTCCTTCGCCTTCTTGTTTAGCGGCGCCTCCATCGCAATAAGTGCTTCTCCTGATAAATTCGATCCCACGCTGAAAAAATAGTGCTTCGGCGTCCGCGTGATCGATGAGATCGCCCCCGCCAGGTTGTCGATCGCCTTCAGGTAGTTCTCCAGATCCGCCGCCGCAAACTGCCCCGCCACCGTCTGCTGGCTCATCCCGTCCCCCGCTGGCAGCTCCCAGATCATCCTCGGCGCGTTCTTCAGCTTACCCTTGATATCCGCCTGGCTGATCACGTACCGCTGCGGGAACGCCTGGAACTCCGCCGTCACCATCATGTCCGTCAGGATCTTGTTGATCCCGTTCTGTATCGGCACCACGTTCGTCAGGTCGCTCTTCAATTTCCTCGCCAGCCGGAAATGGAATACCGGTACCTCCTTGAACTTGTTTTCCGCCTTGTCCACCTTCATCGCCACCAGCGATTGATAACTCGTGACGTTTTCCGCCTTCTTGCTGCTGATGTAGTACTCCAGCCTGTCCGGGTAGTACAGCGTCATCCGCATCCGCTCGCCGTCATCCACCCACCATTTCGCCGCAAATTTTTTCTTCCGTGGGAATTCCGGCTCATAGAAAATATGGCACATGCGCGGATCGTTCGCATACGCCTCGATCCTGCCCTCGTTGTCCGGCCATGCCACCACGTAGCCCTCACCCGCCACCATCGCCGCCTCGTGCACCTCGTCGCTCTCCAGCGCCAGCTCCGACCTCTCCCAGATCTCCGCCCACGTCTTCGCCGCCGTGACGTCCTGGATCTGGATCTCCTTCAGGTTGATCCGGTCCCGTGCCGAGTCGATCACCACCGAGCACCAGTTCTCCGCGAAGTAAGCGTTTAAGTCCTTGAATATCTCGTCCAGCCTGCTCGCTAGGTACACCAGCGGTTGTTTGCCCTCGTAGTAGTTGAACAGCTTGTCATAGACGAGTTTCTTACTGTTCAACATCTTGAACGCCCGCTCCAGATCTTTTACCCGTAGGGGCGACGTCACGTCGCCCTTTTTCTCATCCGGCATAGCATCTCACCGTCTTCCTCAGCCTGCTCTGCTCCGCCACCATCTGCACCCCGCCGCTCATGCTGTCGATCTCATCATCGAACCTCGCCGTCGCCGAGAATGCCGCCGCCGTCCGGATGAACGGACGGTTCCATGCCGCCCGCACCAGCTTCACCTTCCTCTGCTTCGCCCGCCCCTGCCATGGCCTGGCCCGGGTCATCTTGTCCCCCTTTGGTTTCACCGGCTTGATCGTCACGTCTGCCAATTCAGCATCCTTCAAAAATTCCTTCACCACCAGCGCCTGGAACGACACGTCCTCCACTCCCCAGATCGTGCCCGCCTCCCCCTCCGAAAGCATCAACGTCTTGCACAGCGGTAGAAATTCCTCCAGGTTGCGCACCTTCAGCATGTCCCGCCCATATAAAATTCCTGACTCATCATTCAGCGCCACTGCGATCGTCACGTTGAAATCGCTCGCCTCGCTCTTGCCCAGCGCCAGGTCGATGTACCGGAACCACTGCAGTCCCTCCGGCGCCTTGTCCACGAACAAGAAATCCGCCTCATCGAAGAACCCGCCCTTCACCAGCCGCGGCATCTGCAAAAATAATGACACGTACTCGAAAATCTGGATGTTCGCCTGAATTTGTTGCAGCTTCTCGCTGCTGTATTTCTCTGGCCACAAGGGGTCCCCCGGCGACCGACCCAGCACATCCCCCCCCAGCGGGATATAAATCCCTCGCAATAAGTTCTCCCGAAATTCCTCCTCCGTTTTTGGATACATGTCCTCGTCCAGCGCAACCGCCGGTAGGAAGATCACCTCCCACTGGTCCGCCTCCTCGTTGCTGGCCATCTCCATCAATAATTGCCCGGCCAGGTCCTCCTGGTCCCAGCGCGTGTGCGTGATCACCACCGCCCCCGCCTTCTCCAGCCGCGTGTACGCCACCGATCGGTACCAATCCATCACCCGCCTCCGGTACAGCTCGCTCAGCGCATCATCCCGCGATTTGAACGGATCGTCGATGCTCAGGTAGTCCGCCCCGAAACCCGTGATCCCGCCTCCCACGCCCGCCGCTATCAGACCTCCCCGGTTCGGCGCCGCCAGGTTCCAGTTCGATATCGCCCGGCTGTCTGCGCTCAGCTCCACCGGCGTTTCCTCCGTCGATCTCTCCCCGAACACGTTGCCGTACCTCGGCCCGGTCACGTATGCCCTCACCGCCCGGCTGTCCGATTGCGCCAGGTCCGCCCCATACGCCGTCAGTATCACCCGCACGTCCGGCATCTTCCCCAGCAGCCATGCCGGGAATAGTCGCGACACCTGCTCCGATTTTCCATGCCTCGGCGGCTCGAAGATCATCAGCCTGCCGATCCCCTCCCGCCCCTCCGTTTCGATGAAACGCTTGACCTGTTCCAGCTTCTCCGCCACCAGGATGTGGTGCGGTGCCGGTCTGTACCATGGTGCCACATAGGTCGAGAAATCGATCAACCCCCGCCGCGCCGCCTCCCTCCTCGCGATCTCCTGCACCGCCGCCTCCGGCGTGATCCGCATGTTCGTAGGGGCGACGTCTCGTCTGGTCGCGGTGGAAACATCAAGCATCATTCACATACCTCCGTGGGGACCCCGTAGGGGCGCAGCATGCTGCGCCCTTATCCGTCATCATCATTCTTGTCCGATCCTCCCTCGACCGTAACGCAAACCGCTGGTTTGCGATTATCCGCCATTCTCATCCGATCCTCCCTCGACCGTAACGCAAACCGCTGGTTTGCGATTATCCGCCATTCTCATCCGACCCTCCCTCGACCGTAACGCAAACCGCTGGTTTGCGATTATCCGCCATTCTCATCCGACCCTCCCTCGACCTGTAATCTGACCAGCGCCTCCCTCAATTTTCCTCCCCCGATTTTCTCCAGGTCCTCCCGGCTCACGCCGCTCAGATCTGTGATCTTGCCCAGCTGCCTCTCCTCGATCTTCAAATGCGGGATATAATCTTGCGTCATTTCCAAAGCCAGCCTGCGATCTCGATTTCCCTTGTAATCCCCTAACCCGGCTCTGATTGTCGCCTCGAAAAGATCCCGCCGGTATTCCATTAATGGCATCGCCTGCATGATAGATATCGTTGCCCCGATCGTAGGATACTTTTCCCGCCAGGTATGCACCGCTCGTGGGCTGCGTAGTCCCAGCACATCCGTCGCCAGCTCGTTCAATGTTTTTGGCCAGCGATTTGTCTTCACCGATGCCGCCCATGCGATATACGTCGCCACCCGCCACGGCCAGCCCATCTCCCGCAGTTGCAGGTAATCCCCGAACCAGGCTGGCACCTCACCGCTTTCACCTTTTCGCTGGAAAGCCCCCCGCGCCGTCTCCGATATCAGCCGCGCCTCCTCCGGCGGGATCGCTCGTTCCGCGGCATCCTCCGCCGCCTCGTCGAAGCTCTCCCAACCCTCGAAGATCATCTGCTGTATATCCAGCTCACTCGGCTTTATTGGCATTTTTTCATCTCCCCCTCTCCATCGGTATTTTTTCCGATGGGGAGGGGTTAGGGGTGGGGTCATCCCGCCCTCTTATCTCTTCGGCCGTCTCGCCTTCTCGTAAAACTTTCCCTGCACCGCGACCCGTGCCAGCCGGTCATACACCTTCTTCACCAGCCAGTTGTAGATCACCGTCGCGAACCCTACCACCACCCCCGCTGCGCTTGCCAGCGTCCCTGTAAATGTCAGTAAAGCCAACGCAAAAACCGCCGGATCCCCCGCCCACACCGGGAACGCAGGCAGCGCCACCGGCTGCCAAAAAAATGACAGGATCATCGCGATCACGAACAGGATCGCAGTCACCCAGCCTCGTGCCAGGTGAATGCCGCCCTTCTCCGCCAGCAAGTTCAAGATCCCCACTATCACCGTCGCGACCAAACCCAGGATCGCCAGTTGCACAAATGTCAGTTCCATCGTTACCTCCTGTAGGGGCGGGGTCCCCGCCCTAATCTGTAAGGGCAATTCACGAATTGCCCAAAACAAAAACGCCGCCGTGTCTTTCGACACGACGGCGCTCAACCCGTCCACTGGTCCCCTCAACTCCGGGGACCTGCGTAACGCAAACTGTTAGTTTGCGCCCCATTCCCTCACATTATATGCCGTATTCCTCTTTTGTCAACCTCACTCTACTTCTCGTACGTGCTGAATTCATTCTTCATCTTTTCGATACTCTTTTTAATCTGAGCCCCCGCCCCTCCCTCCGCAGCCATCTCCGCTACATTAATAATATGTTCAATCTGATACTGGCTCAATTCGGCACCGCATTTGCATTGCATACCGGACGCAGCGTCATACTGATGTCGGCTACCAAACTTGATGTATCGTGTAGTCCATTCATGTATATGTTTCATTTTCTTCTCCTTTTGTCAACCTCCCGTATGGCTCTGGCAAACTTTGGCAACCATTATCCATAGACTTTATTGTGCCTCCAATATAACCACCGGTCCATTCAATCCTTTTAGAATTCCCCCCGCATATTGGACATTCCCACGTATCCTTCAGACCATAATACTCAACATTGCAGTGATGACAATACCAACGAAATAATTTTTTTGCCATACCAAATCTTACTTCCTAACCTGCCAAATAGAATATTTGCATTTGAGGTCATTGATTACCTTACCCAACTCCGTAACCGAAATCGTCGCTCTGGCTATGGCACCAGCAAATACCCCTTGCTGGAACGCAATTTTGTTTAGCGTCTCTCTAGCCACTCTAAATCCAAGTTTTTTCATTTGAATTTCTTCATTTCTTCTCTTCATCATAATCCTCCACATCTATATTTTACTTGATTTCTCTCCCATCCCCTCCCGTAGGTGCGGCCCGTAGGTGCCCCTCCGGCCACTCCCTCACCCTCAAATCCTCCGGAAAATCCTCCATCTTGTCCCTCTTGTCCGGCCATCCACCCAACTGCTTCATGAAAAATTTTTTTCCGTTTGATCTTGCCAATGTTAGCAAATCTCTCGCCCATCCAACACCGATTGGCCTGCAGCCTGGCCCGCTTTCCCCCCCAACCACAATCCAATCAACCATGTTAAAAAATGGTATGTTCTCCAATAATGGTTCAGCCGATACCCAGTGAATTTTAGCAGGATTATAAAACAATTGTAATATCCTACGATCCGCCTGCTCCTGGTTTTCCACGCTCACCCCCAGCCACACATTCTCCCATCCACTCCCCCAATCCCGCGGCAGGCATCGTTTAATTCTCTCCGGTCTCTTCGTCAGTATCAGGAACGTATTTGTCACCGCCTGCCTCATCACCTCCCAGGCCTCATCCCTCCAACCATCTGCCTCCTTGATGAAAAAATCGCTCCATGAGCAAACGAAAATCCGCTTGTTTTCCCACTTCAGCGGCGCCAGGAACGTAGCCTCCTTCGACCTTACCACCACGTTCGGTTCTTGCCCATGCCACGTTTTCTCGCGGAACATATAGCAGTTCCTGCATCCCTCGCTCACCTTGTGACATCCCTGCCACGGATTCCACGTCCCATCACAATACGGTATTCCCGTCGTCTCACCCATCACTCGCCTCCTCGTACCGCAAACTGTTAGTTTGCGCAGTTTTCCTTCCTCACGAACGCCGCGGCATCGCACCCCGGACATAAATTATAATATTTTCCCCTGATCCTGACCACCTTCCACCCGAACATCTTCAGCACCTCCACCGCCCTCTCGAAACTCCCCTGGTGGATCTCCTTCTCGCTCGAGCAGTTATCGCATGCCGCATAGAATCCATCCTCGTCCCTCTCGATCATCTCCCCGCCTCCCTCCGTACGGGCGGGTCGCGAAGCACCCCGCCTCTCCCCACCAGCTTCTCCAGCCTCAACCCCAGCTCCTCGATCGCATCCCTCCCGATCATCCACGGCCTCTTCTCCCCGCACATCGAACATCGTATATCCTTCGCATACCTCACGATCGCAATCGTATCCGGTATTTGTAGGGGCGCAGCAAGCTGCGCCCTGTGCTGCATCAGATCATGCGCCTCCCTATACAACAGCAGCTGCTTTACCCCCCTCGCATTCGATAGCACCAGCCCCAGCACATGCCCGTTCTTGCAGCACCATTCAATTCCGCTCATCACGCACCTCCTGTATGGGCGGGTCGCGAAGCACCCCGCCCCTGATCGCTAAACATCGCCGCTGGACGTGACCACGTCCTCGCCAGATCCAGCCAATCCCGGGAATATCGAACAAACTTAACCGCAGGCTGATACAACTGTGCAAACGGCAGTACACCAATATCCCAGACCTCCTGCAGTCGTTCGCTTGCCTGTTCTATCGTTTCATTTCTGCCGATCATCACATAGACACGCAGCTTTCGTCTGCCCAAAAATTCCAATTTTTTGATCGCCTTCTTCAGCGGTTCGATCGCTCCGGGTGTATCAGCCGCCATGAAAACCTGGTTGATCCGCATCGTCCGAAGCTCTTCGGCAAACCAGTCGCTGACCAAACTCGCCTGTAATCCACCTGATAGGATCGCCGCCTTTGGTTGTGATCTTAACATCTCCAAAACTTTCATAATGTGTTTCCGATTTGCCTGCAGCAAATTGTTATCCTGGATGATCCATCCGGGCGCAAAATCCGGCATCTCGATCAACCGGCCTTCCCTGCTTGGAACAAGGCACCATGGACATTGATTATTGCATCCTCTGGTCGTGAATGTCACACCTGGCTTGATATAAAATCCTGGCACGAAACCGTCTGGCCTATCTCCAAATACAGGCCCGCCCATCCTCACAACTGGATAATAGTTTGCCCATGCTGTTCCCAACCGTCTCCCCTCTAAGATATCCCATGTGAATGTCACCGAAACATGCACCTCATCTGCCTCAGGTCTCCATAATGGCGGATCTCCAATAAAAGCCATCGGATCTCTCGGCGTCATGCTGGTCCGTCTGGGAAAAACCCGTATAATTCTCAAATTTCCCCTCTCGTAGATGCGGCGCCTGCGCCGCGCCCCACCGCCACAAACCCAGCAGGCACCCACTCCGCCAGCATCACCATCACCGCCTCCACCCCTGCCCCGATCTCCACCTCCACCCCCTCCGCCACCCCCTCCGGTAGCCTCCTCACCCACCCGAACTGCGGCCAGCAGTCGAATTCCACCCAGTGCCTCCCCGCCGCATCCCCCACCGCCTCCGATATCCTCCCGCCCGGCTCGATAAACCACAGCACCCCATGCCACTCCACCGTCGCCCCATCCACCATGATCTGCCAGCGCACCCCCTCCCGCGCCTTCCATTTCAGCTCCATATGTTTCACCCCCAGCTGCGCCTCCTCCCACTCCCGCACCTGGACCATGTCCTGTGCTGGCACCGGCACCCACCACATCAGTAGGGATAGATCGATCTCCGTCCCGCTCATCACGTGCAGCCTCCGCACACCCTCCATGTTGCATTCATCCTCCAGCACCGTCACCTCATTCATCGCGGTACCGCAAACTGTTAGTTTGCGTACCTCCTGACTGCATATCGTGATGTGATCACTTTATAGCCATCCAAAAATTCAACCAAAATAGAATTCATTTTTCCTCTTATGAGCACCCGGCATCGCTGCCCTTTTCGATCCGGCAATCTGCAGCGCCAATGCCAAATATAGTCAAATGCCATTACCATAATCCCACCCAGCCGATCACCGCGAACACCAACCCCACCAAGATCAGCGCCGCCAACCCCCACACGACCAGCCTCTCCCTCATTGTCATTGCGAGGTGCGTTCTACCCTGGCACTGCCCGCCACACCCGTCCCGGTGCCCTTCGGGAGTGCATGTATGCCCCGAAGCAATCTCCTCAAGCATGGGCGGCTTCAAGTCGCCCATGCGCACGCCGCTGGCACCGTTCGTGCCGGGAGCAACGACGGCACGCCGGTGCGAGACGGCATGAGCCAGCGGCGCATCCATCCCCACCACCCTCGCTTTCCTCTCCACAATTTTATACATGATCTCACATCTCCTCTCTGTGCTCGAATAAATAATAAACCTGCTCCCTGCTCAAGCTGCTCAACCTGTGCCATCGCCGGGTCGGCGCCAAAACCACCCGCCTCTTGCAGCGCGGGCACTCCGCCTTCAACCCCAGTTTCACCCTCACCGCAGGCTCCGTCGGCTCCACCCCGTGCACCGCAAAATTAAAAATATAGCTCACATTCAACCCAATATCGCCAGCGATCTCCCTCCACGTCGCGCCCCTCGCATGGCGTTTTAGCAGCCGTTTTCGTATTGCCGATGATTGATACCTGTTTTCGTTTTTCATTGACCTTATGCCTTGTTAAAAACGATAACAACCCACGTATGGGCGGGGTCGCCCCGCTCCTGATTTCCTCAAAACAACGTAGTTTTTATATTCGGCGACAACCATAAACACTCCGTTGTTTTTTTGGCATTTTGCGCCCTGTGAGATTTCCGAACACACCGCCAGTCGGAATAAATTCGATCATATAATTCGGACGGATAACCGCTTACGATCGCCATTCCTTGGATCTTGTGTAAAATGACTGCCAGCTCCACATGCTCTTCTTCTGTCATTTCACAAAAATACTTTACACTCCTCGCCGACTTGGTAGATATTAAATATGGCGGATCGGCGTAGAACAGGGTATCCGGACGATCGTAAATGGAGATGATCTTTATCGCTTCTCTTTGTTCGATGCACACAACCCGTAATCGTTCGACAAAAACCGGGATCTCCTTGGGAAAATTTGACCATTCATTCGCAGTGGTCACACCGCTTTGTTTATTTTTATATCCCCGAAATCCAGCATGCGCCCTGAATACGCTGTCCGATCCATGCCCGGCAAATGAGCGGAAGATCATTCGACGCGCTCGCTCGATCGGATCATCACAATTTTCATATGCCAGCCGATATTCCTCGTTGGCATATGGCGTCAGAGCAAGCAGCCTGGCCAGCTCTGCAGCCTGCTCACGATCGCGTAGTATCCGGAAAACATTCACTACATCTCCATTCAAATCGTTATAAACCTCACCGATCGAACGCGTCTTTTTCATCAGCACGCTGGCAGCCCCACCAAACAGCTCGACATATGTCTCATGAGCCGGAAAATGCGAGATTACCCACGCGGCCAAACGATATTTTCCACCCGGATAACGCATCACCGAACGAGTGATCACCTCACCCTCGCCATCTTCCCGATCCTGCATATCGGGCACCACCGCTTCTCGTGCTGCGTCCCCCGCATCTCCAGCCGCTGCATCGTCTGCCGACTGCAAAACTGGCACCAGTGCATCTCGAAAATGTACCTCCGCTCGATGATCGCCGCGTACTCTCTCCTGGCGATCTCGGTGAATTCCACAGTCTCTTTACTCATATTGATCCTCCGTCCTCCCGTTGGGGCAATTCACGAATTGCCCTTTCACTCATCTCCAACATCCTCCACCCTCATCATCCTGTCTATCTCCGCTGCGATCAACGCCCCCGCCCTCACCAAATCCCGCAGCGGATCCTTCGGGTTGTAAGCCGAAACCTCGAATGGCCAGCAGATCATCACCTCCCCTGGTCGTTCTCCTCCACCCCGCATCCCTGAGCACGCCCCCATGATGTACACCGCTGCCGCCATCGCCAGTGCCCCTGGCTCGTGTCTCGCATCATGATCCGCGTTGTACCCCTCCTTTATGACCTGCCTTCTCCGCTCCCTGCTGATCATCTCCGTCCCGCTCAAATATGGATTGATCTTATACTCGCTCATCTCAACCTCCATCCTTTGTCATTGCGAGGGGCGTTCTATGCCCCGAAGCAATCTCATCCTCTCCCACCTCTCCAGCCATCTCGCCGCATACCCCTCCGCCTCACTCGCCCGCTTGAACGCCAGCCTCGAATATCGCCTCGACCCCTTCAACCCCATGATCTTCGCGGCATAAAATTTCTTTCCCTTCAACCAAAATTTCTCATACCCGGCTCTAAACATTCTCAACCTCCATAATCTGTCATTGCGAGGCGGTCTTTGCCGAAGCAATCTCCTCTTTCATCCTCCGCATTCCGCCCCACTTTCCCTACCACCCATCCTGAATATATGCCTATGCATATATTCGCAGTGAAGAATTCATAATCTTTTTCCCCCCCATATATAGGTTTCGTAGTTGTTTTTGTCAGTAATTCCCATATATGGGGATGGTTTATTAACTTTTTATTAACGAGTGAAGAATGGTGAAGAAGTGCCCTTTTTGACATCTTCACTTTCGAATATATGGATAAGCATATATACCTCTAAAAGCAGTCAAGGGCATTAGAAATGATAAAAAATAATATACTTACTTTACTTACATCTTCACCAACCTTCACTAATCTACTAAATCTACATAAAAACGCCCAAAATCGCCCTTTTTCGACCCTCCACCATCTCTCCCATCCTCGCGGTGAAGGTGAGTGAAGAACTTTCAGGGTTTTGGGGGATGAATCACTTTGTTTTGATTCAATCTTTTGATGCAAAACAAAATGAAACTGCCTCAGAAGTGCCAAAAGTTCTTCACTAACCTTCACTAATCTATATAAATCTACATTTCTATTCATTTCCAGACCTCATCTCCATCGTTTCCTGTTTATTCTTCTCATCCAGCGCCTTCCACTTCCCCCGTTCCTCCTCACCAAAAGCCATCTGTTTCTTCAAGCTCCCGCGCCCCACCATCTCCACCCCGAACCGCTCGCACAGCGCATCCACCCGTTCCTGGTCCCACACCACGTAGTTCGTCCCCTTGCGCCCCTTCTCCCCGTCCGTCGCCCGCAAAACCTTCAGCTGCAGGTACTTCCGCACCGTATCGCTCACCCTCCGGCTCGTCATCCTGGATGACTTTTTCTTCCTCCCCTCCTCATCCACCGTCGCCGTCTCCACCTCGTCCCCCATTTGCCGGTTCTGTTCATCCACGATCTCGTTCGTCGCCTCCGCCAAGTCCTTCAGGTAGATCCGGTTGATCTCCTCGCTCGCCGTCGTCGTGCCTCTCCCCCAGCACTGCACCAACGCCTCCAGCACCCTGGCTGTCATCGTCCCGCTGCGTTCTACTTTTAATTGTTCGTTGTAATCCTTGATGAATCCCCGGATCTCCGTGCGCAGCTCTTCATCCTCGATGATGGTAACGAGAGCTAACGTGACCTGGTTAAGCCGCGGCTCGACTGATCGGTCCACCCCGCTGTAATCCACCTCCCGCTGTTCTTGCGCCGTCGCCATCCGGTACGCCAGCAGCAGGTTTCGGATTTCCTCAGCCTGTTGCCAGAAGACACGCGGCAGTTCCAGCGGGATCCTCGGATGTGGCACCCCTCCCCCGGTCTCTTTGGTCAGGCATCGGCTCTCGATCGCCCTGTCCCCGAATCCCTTCCGCGTCCCTATTACCTTTGGACCATATACGTCGAACGCCTGTACCGACCATTTCCCGTTACCCGCCTCCATCATGCGCAGCAGTGGCCGGTTTTTTTGGTTTCCCCCGTTCAGTACCTTGGCGATGGTCGTCGCCTCGTCTGATTTGGCGAAATCCGCCTCATCCAATACCAGCGTCCCGTGATACAGGTCCAGCGTGCGGAAGATACTGGATGCAGACGATCCGCCTGTGATCCGGATCGGTCTGTAGCAGACGTTGCCCACCGTGTCCAGCAGCCGGGACTTTCCCGTCCCGGTATCTCCCAGTGCCCGGATATATGGAACCGTCGTGAACCCGTCATATACCCATGAGAACATCACGTAGTAGGCGCACAACCTCTCGAAGAATTCATCGCTGCCAAAATCGAAGTACCGGTTCAGGTGCGCCCGGATGATCCCCACCAGCTCGACCGTGGGACGCAGCGCCTCCAACCTGGTTGGCAGCAGCACCACGTCTCGGGTCAGCAGGCTGTCCGGGTATATCGGAATGTATTTCTTCCCTTCGATGATGATGTTGTGCCTGGCCTCGATCTTCCCATCCGGGTAGCGCACCACGAACGACGTCTTCATAGTCTGCCGGTCGTACAGCAGCTCCACCAGGTGGCCACGTATCCAGCCGCCTGCCGTCTCGATCGGCTCACTCTTATCCTCCTCGTCCGTCTCCCCCTTGATGCTGGCCTTGACCAGCTCCTTGAACTCCCTCCTCCCGATGTGCAGCACCTCGCATATCTGTTCCTTATAGATCGCCTGCTCATGCCCATCCATCTGGGCTGCCAGCCCGGATACCTCCCGCATACCCAGGTCCCGCGCCGGTCCGTCCATCTCCGCCACCCGCTCGGCCATGCACACGACGAATGGCTTGGCGTGTTGCAGCAGCAGTCCCAGCCGCTCGCTTTGTTCCTCCGGCGATATCCCCTCCGCCTTCCAATCAACGATCAGGTCGTTTGCGTCTTTGTTGGGGCCTTCGTTGGGGCAATTCACGAATTGCCCTCCTTATCTGCCCAACTCACCATCCGCACCATCGGCCCGAACTCCCTCGCCACCATCCATGCGCTGGCTTTCCCAGCCAGATCGCTGTCCAGCGCCAGATATAACGCCTGGTGCTTGCTCAGGACCCGCTGCAGTCTCTCCATCCCCGCGTCCCTGGCCGTGACCCCGCACAGCGCCACCGTTGGCCGTCCCAGCTGCGCCAGCGACACCGCATCCCCCTGCCCCTCCACGATCACGCAATCCGGCGCATCCCGCCTGTACACGTGGTTGTAGTACGGCTGCCTGTAGCCCGCCAGCACCACCGGCGGGTTGAATGATTTCCACGCCCGTTCTTTTCCCTCGCTCTTGATCACGTCAAACCCGGGCAGTTGCCTGCGTGTCAGGTAGCGTGCGCTGCCGTTGTAGTAGTGCACGTAGATCACCCCCGGCGTATCCATCAGCCCGTGGATGCGTTCCTTCTCATCCCAGGCTGATATGTCGATATCCCAGTGTTGTCCCCACTCCCGCACGTTCCCTGCGAAGCCCAGCACCATCACCGCCGCCGGTGATTGCACGTCTATCCCGTGCAGGTTGAAGTCGCCGGTCATGTCCTGTATCTGCCAGGCCTGCTTCCTCCCGCTGAACCCGATCATCGCCGCCTCGATGGTCTCCTCCGTCCACGCCCTACCCCGCACGTAGTCCAGCGCATCCTGGTCGGGTTTGACGTCCTTCTCTTCATCGCCGATCAACCAGCGATGGAACACAGTAGCAGCAATCCCCATCACGTCCTCAGTCGTTCGCCTGGTCTGGATCGTTTCCGGATCCGCTCCGGACCATACCGGCGGGGAGATCCCCGCCCGCTTTGCCAGGTGATCGAGCGCCCCCTGGAAATCCACGCCCTTATGTTTCTCTACCCACCTGATCACATCCCCCCGCCAGCCATCGGCAGCCCGGCTGTTCCAGTAGAATAGCTGCTTGTTGATGCTGACCACCAGGCTGTCATGGTCCTTGCCTACGCCCCGCCTGGTCGAGCCATGCCCCCCTGACAACTTGTACCCGCTCTCCTCGATCACGTCCTCGATCGGGTTCGCCAGCTTCACGTCCTCAATGTAGTCCAAAAAATCATCCATTACCAATATGCCTTATCAAAAGAAACGGCCATGCCACCCAAACTGATATGCTCCAACCAAGCAGACGAAAATCAAAAAGCATATCAGCAAGAAGCCATTTCTTGATCTCTTTGGCTTGATCACTATTCAACATCAATCGAATCTGCGAATTGTTATCCATCACCATCATCCTGCTCTTCCCGAACATTTTGAGAACAGGACTGACCATACATCTCATCGGGGGTCAAAGGGATCATCTGCAAATGGAAACTCAATGCATTGGCGGTGTTCAGCAATTCCTGGGCATGTATGATACAAACTATCGCTTCATCTTTGCATGGCCACGTATATCGAAACATTGCTTGCAATTGACATTTTGCCATCATCTTATTTACCTCGTTTCTCCTGGATATTTCGCTGTGCCTTCCCGCGTGCCCACGGCCTCCCCCCCTCCTCCGCCTTGAAAGCTGCCCCCCACCCTGGTTCCGTGTTATGCGACATAAATTCGCCTCGATAATGACCCTATTTCAGCCCGAAAATCATCCAAAAAACCCTGATCATGTCCACATCTTGATAATATGCGACACAAAGCGAGCGTCGTTTCTCCCACGCGTGCGCCCGGGGACGTAAACGTAGGGTAAAAGTGAAGAAAGAGATTTTTCCTGCTACTAAATAATCTTATTGCGCAAAACCGCATCGGGGTTGACCCTTCAGCCCTGGGCTGAGTGACCGGCACACAACCCAGGGCTTTCAAAGGAGTCGCGTGGTGCACCGCCACGCGATTGGGACATGCGGGAATCGAACCCGCCTTGCCTGGTAAAAAAGCAACGCCATTATGTCCCAAAGATAATCAATTATTCACCGCGGCTTCGAGATCATCCCAGCCAGGCAGGGTGTAGCGAACAGTTGCGTTCAGGCTGCCGTGACCGAGGATCTTCGAGACCACTGTGAGCGGCGCACCGTTATCGAGCAAACGCTTGGCGCAGGTATGCCGCAGCCGGTGCGGTGTGGACCCGACATCTAGCTGGCAGGCTTGACCGATGGATTCCACAATGCGCTGCACCTGTCGGGTGGTGATGCGATCGGAGTTTTTGCCGCCAAACACAGGTCCGGGCGTTCCGCCCCGGATCGCCAGCCAGGCAGCTAACGCACGCCGCACATCACTGCCCAGCGGGACCTCGCGCCTCTTATCTCCCTTACCATGCCTAATAATGACCCGACCCTTGCGCTCGGATATCTCCAGATCGGGAGTGTCCAGGGCGACGGCCTCGGCCACGCGCAGACCGGCATACAACATCAGGCTGACGAGCGCCTGGTCACGGACCGCCTGCCTGCGCCGGGCATCGGTTTGGGGGGAGTTGGTGGCGAGCTCGAGATGACGGGTGAGACGGCTGTAAGCGCTGCGATCGAGCCAGCGCGGGGCGAGATCGACCGACCTGCCCAGGGGGATGTCGCGGAATGGGTTGTACGTGAGAAAGCCGCTCTCCAACGCCCAATCGCAAAGCGACTTGAGCACCGTGCGCTTGTGGTTCCAGGTGGAGGGCTTGTTGACGGCCATGCAGCGGCGCGCGTACTCACGGATGTCGGTGCCGTTGAGCAGGTCTGGAGTGAACGCCTCCTGGTTGGTCTGCTCGAACCAGGCGACGAACGAGCGCACCTCCTGCAGGTAGGAAATCACGGTCAGCCTGGAGGCGCAGTGGCTGCGGACGTGCTGGCTGTAATCGTCGAGCCAGTTGGAGCTGGTTTTCGTTTCGGTCAGTTCTTGCGTTTGGGTGTTCATGTCAATCTCCTTTGATCTTTCCACCCCGCCCCGTCGTGCTTTCATGCGGGGGAGAAACCCGACCGCCCAGAGGCGAACACGGACGGGGCAGGGCTGGATTTATTTTTAATTATTTAATCTCCTTTGCGTTTGCCATCCGGTAAGCGAGCAGCAAATTCCGGACTTCTTCCGCCTCCTGCCAAAATTTATCCGGCAATATCTGCGGGATTCTTGGGCTGAGTTTGCCATCGCCCAAATTTATCTTCAGAAAACGACTTTTGAATGGTTGATCATTAAATTCCTTCAGAGTTGTGATCACTTTTGGTCCATAAACGTTATAGATGCCCTCCTGTGCTATCTCACCATCTAAGTCCATTTCCAACGATAGAATATTCCCTTTATAGGTTCCCGCACTTAGAATATTATTGATGATCTCTATTTCATTTGAAAGGTAAGATGATTTGTAATAATCAACCTCATCCAGCAAAAGCGTACCGTGATATAGATCAAGGCTCCGCAGGATAGCCGATGCTGTTGATCTCACATTAAATCGCATTGGGCGGTAACAAATACAGCCAACTGTGTCCAGCAAACGAGTCTTGCCGGATCCATAATTCCCTGTCACCCATAAGTACGGTGTCCTTTTGTGGTTATCATATATCCAGGAATTTAAAACATAAATGTTGCACTGCCGATCATTAAATTCATCTCCCTTGAAATCAAAGTATTTATCCAAAAAACTCCAGATGCTTAACCTAAGCTCGGATAGAGAGCATGATTTTCCCAGTTTCATCGGCAGTAAAACAATATTCTTGGTTAAAAGATCATCCAGATGTTGAGGGATATATTCTCTTCCCTTGATGATCACATTCATGCAGATTTCGAGCAAACCATCTGGATATTTCACTACAAACGCGGTCTTCATTTGCTCACGGTCAAACATAAGCTCAACCAAATGACCATCGATCCAGCCGCCGGTAGTTTCAATTGGTTCTAATTTATTAGGCATATCATTTCTCCTTTGGATTAAATTCCACCAAATTACACCTACAATTTGGATGTACAAATTGATGAACTGGGCAAATCGGGTTATCTCCCGCAAACTCGAAGCATGTGCATATGCCACAGGCCTGGTCGATCTTCTCATCCACCTTGAATGCCAAAATAATCAACACCCAAATCATGGGAATAATCAGGCAAACAAGCAAGAAGCCGAACAAAATTGATGCGATAAATTGTCGGAGGAACATATCTTCTCCTTTTCTATTTTTTTATATTGCGCGGCTTGCTGCGGATCTCTCCGTTGATGTCCATGGCTTCGTTCAGCGAGCTGCGGGCGACATCCTGGATGCGGCGCAGACCGGCTATGTAGACGTCCATCTCCTCGATGTGACGCCTGGCTTTCAGGATGTTGGCGATCTCCTCTAGCATCGAGTTCTCGACGTTGAGCGGGAGCGCACCGCGACCTGTCAGATTCGCGGCCTCGAGGAGGGTTACCCTGGCCTCGAGCTTCTCGCGCTCGGCGATCTCGGAGCGCCAGAACCAGCCGATGAGTATCCCGGTGACAAGTACTATCCCAATTAGTAATAGAGCCATAACATCACCCCCAAAGCCACCGCGGACAGCATCAGAATTATCCAGACGATCCAGAACCAATGCTTCCGCTTCACGGCTGTAACTGCCAGTGCGGAGCCATGCCATCATCGCCGGGGAACCAGGTCCAGCATTGGATATCAACGTTGAGGGTTTTTGGGGCGTCGTAGACCTTGGGGCATTCGACGGCTTTGTGCACACAGGCGGTGACGATGATGCCGCCGCGATAAGCCACCGGTCCCGGGCAGGTATCCCAGACCGGAGCCGTGGTGCTGCGTGCCGCGACGAATGTCAGCGCCGCCAAACATAGGGATAAAGCAAATTTCTTGTTCATTGTTTTCTCCTTATTGAATATGTATCTTGCGAATTTGATCGCCGGAGAAATATTTCCTTCCCGGCTTTGCTACAAAATTGACGATCCAGGTCTCGTATCCGGGACCGGGATGGACATCCAGCTTTTTTACGAGCGCGGCTTCCCCCTCGATTTTTCTTTTCATGATCGGGTCGAAATAGATTTTCACCACTTGGCCTTGCTTCATGATTTCACCTCAGTAAAACTTCTGACAAATTGGTAAATCCATGCTACGCTTTGAATGATGCCAAAAATCCTTCATTTCCTGGTTGAAAAATAACGATGCAGGATTTCGATCTGCTTCTGCGTCCAGATCACCAGCGTGCCGTTATTGCGGCGGTGCCTGCGCAGACCAATCCTGGCCAGGATGTGAGCGATCTTGATCGGACTGATCTCGACGCCCTCCGCCTTACTGTATTGTTGAGCGACGTCTTTGATATACATCCACCAGTAAGGATCTCCGTAAATGCTGTACTCCCTGTTATTTTCCAGGGTATTGACCGCCAGGATTTCGATTATTCTGCGAAGCTGGAACATGGGTATCATGAGTGCCGGTGGTGCGCAATTCTGCATCTCCTTGAGAACTTCCGGCGGGACGAAATAATATCTGTAATAGATTTCCTCAGGTATCTCCATGGTTCTCCTTTTGGATTTTATGCTTCTATGCCGACCTCATCCTCATCACCTGGTCTCTTGACGAAAACCAGCGGGACCGGCTCGGCACCAACGGGATGCGGCAGCTCCTCGACCCGTACGATCTCAACCGGGTGGCGCCGATCCCATTCCTCGCGGGTGAGTTTGTTCAAGAAATTGGAAACTGTCCTCAAATCACCGTGAGCCATCGCCTCCAGCTTCGGCCAGGTCTCGTCGTCAAAATATACAGATGTTCTTTCGCCCATAATTCATCCTTCCAAACTGGTAAATATATTTACCATTATACATAAAATACCATAACTGTCAATACTATTTACCAAATTGGTTAGAACTCCTTCTACCAAATCGGATAGACTAAAAATATGTCAAATGCCAAAGATTTGATAAATTGGCTTTCAAGTAACATGGAAAAGAATAATTGGAGTGTTAGGGAGACGGCACGAAAAGCCGGATTATCTCATCCGACAATTTCCGATATTCTTAATGGTGATCAACCAAGTTATGAAACCTGCAAAAAGCTCGCGAAATTATTCAAAGCGCCAGCAGAAAATATATTCAGAATAGCTGGTTTGTTACCGTTGAAATTAAGTGCCGACGAACTGCTTGATCGCATCGAATATATGTACAATCAATTACAGGATCCGGCCAATAAAAAGAGTGCGTTGGATTTTTTGGAGTTCCTGATGATCCAGGAGGAAAGAGGGGAATATCATGCAGGGAGAAAAGATCGCAAGGTGTCTATATCGTCCGATTAACCGCAAATTGTTGTTTTTTTACCTGATTTGGCTTTGTTTCCGGGAGGATATTGGATCAATGTTCCAAGAAGAAAGAGGAAGAAATGAACAAGAAATTCGTTTTACCTGTATGCCTAGCGGCACTTGCATTCATTGCCGCTCGCGGAACCAGGGCTCCTGTTTGGGATACCTGCCCGGGACCGCTGGCTTATCGCGGCGGGATTATTGTCAACGCCTGCGTACATAAGGCGGTCGAATGCCCGAAGGTCTACGACGCGCCCAAATGGCTCAACGTCGATATCCAATGCTGGACCTGGTTCCCCGGCGATGATAGTATGGCTCCACATTGGAGATTACAACCATAGCCCAACCGCACCCCTCACGGATGTGGGGGGCTGCACCCAGCACGGCTGCATAAATCCACAGCACTGTGCGAGGTGCGGCAGGGGTTCGGGATGACATAATTCGGGACCGTGAGGTCGGCGGTTCAAATCCGCCCGCCCCGACTTGGTACTACCTCACACCGCACGGATTGACAAAATCAACAACCATGCGGCTTGGTGTTCACCAGTAAGTAAAAGTAATACCTGCTGCACCACTCATAGTTAATCCTGATCAAAACCCTGCCAGCGAACGCTTTCATCCTATTTTTTATAATTTCGCAGGTTTGAAAAAGAACAGGAGACCGCATGGCTATGAACACTCTGATATCGATTTCACAGGCCATCGAGGGCTATCTGCTGGCAGCGGGAGCGCGTCATCTCAGTCCGCATACCATCGCCGATTACAAAAATACATTCAACAAATTCTTATCCTGCCTCGACCAGGATCCGCCCATCGCCGATATCACCAACCGCCAGATCGAATCCTTCCTGGCATCGCGCGAAGGAGTCACCAAAAAGACGATCCTCAACTACTACGTGGGCCTCTCCGCCCTCTGGACCTGGGCGGTCAGCGAAGATCTTGCCTCCCGCAACGTGGTCCGCCTGGTCACGCCTCCCAAGCCTGAGCAGCGTGAGATCATACCATTTACGGCTGACGAGATCGTCGTCATGCTCAACGCCCTGGAAAAATCGAAATTCTACTCACTCCCGGGCAAGCGCAGCTGCGCCAACTCGCTGCCTCATCCGGAGCGCAACCGCGCCATCATCCTGCTGCTGGTTGATACCGGCCTGCGCGCCTCCGAGTTGTGCGCCATCAGGATCAGGCACCTGGACACACGCAACCAGCGCATCTCGATTTTCGGCAAGGGCGACAAGGAGCGCTCGATCCCCTACTCGTACCGCACCGGCCACGCGCTGTGGCGCTACCTGGCGATCCGCAGGTCCCGCCAGCTGGATAGCACGAAGCCAGCAGCGCAACCGGACGATTTCCTCTTCCTGACCACGAGATACCGGCAGATGAACCGTGACCGCCTGCTGAACCTGCTGAAAAACATCGGCGAGCGGGCCGGCATCCCGAACGTCCACCCGCACCGCTTCCGCCACACCTTCGCCATTATGTATTTAAGAAATGGCGGCGACCCGTACACCCTGCAATATATTTTGGGTCACTCGACCATGGAGATGGTCAAGACCTACCTGCGTCTGGCACAGATAGACCTGGATAACGCCCACCGGCGGGCCTCACCAGTGGATCATTTGAACATTTAATAAAAAAAGCCCCTCGCGGGGCTTCCTGTTGCGTCTTTCGTTGAGTAAATTGTCAAAAATCGATCTTCAGCGCCCGCGTAAGGACATCCACTGCGATCGCAATGAAAATCGCAATCTCCCAGGCTTTGACCGACTTGACATCGTTGCTTAAGGTTTTGTAGTTATCGCGCAGGATTGCCACCGTCGTCATCAAGCCCGCATCCCTTCCATTGCCATCGATTATCTTGCCGATCCGGTCCATGTCGATTTTTAGATTGTCGAACTCAGGCCGCGTGATAGATCTCGCTGTCATTGTAAACCCTCCTATGGGTAAACCATCTCAACCCTGCCATCGCTCATCCTGACCGTTATCTCGACGATGGTCGCCGGGACAGGTACCGGGATCGGGATCGGCATTGGTTGAACTTCCAGCCCGAAGAACGCGATGAACTCCTCCACCGTCCCATTGAAAAGATTATCATCCGGACCCTCCCGATGCTGCCAGAGTGTCCATTTCTTCCATGCTCCATATAGAGTTGGCTTGGATTTTTCAGTCCAGTGCCAATAGTATTGAGCAGTCCAGAGCGGAGCCCGGGCAAACCACTCTTGAGCACCGATAGACATCCGATTGGAGATAATGCTCCAAAAATTAGGATTGGTATAAAACCCAGGAAGATGCTCAGCAAACCTGGACACTCCTGTTTGTTGAATATAATACATAAGATCATATAGGGCATCAAATCCAGAATATGGCATTGCCCAATAAATCTTATCTCCCTTATCTACCATCCTATAGGGCTTCTCAGCATCTATCCACATACCAAGTTCCCCAAAGTCAAGATTTGTAGATTTCTTCAAGGCTTCGAATTGAAGACTTGGTCGAATACGGGCATCTCCCAGCCAATACCAGCCGCGTTCCAACCCGGCGAGCTTGGCATCGTTCCACCAGGTGGGCTGCACGCGCGGCACGTCCGGCCATTCGCCCTGCCCGGCTTTGAAGATCACGCCGCGGTATCCATCCAAAACCAGCTTATCGATGGACAGCGGCGCATTGACGGAATATAGATCAACTATTTTTATTTGGCTCATTTTTATTTCCTCTCATAAATAAAACATATCCAGCGGCATCCACAACGGCACCTTCGCCACCAACGGGAAGTAAATCTGCCCTGGTGGTGGATCCACGATCCTGCCGTCCCGCGTAATGCAGACGAAACGGTGTACCAGCCAGGGATACGTGAAATGGTTAACCTTGTCTGCCATAGGCACGTTGTAGTAACTCATGGTCATGATCCTGCCCC